GTGTTACCCGGTACCAGCACCATACTTTCCCCAGCCGCGTTTACATCCACAATTGGCGTTTCGGTCTGGGCCGATGGGACCAGTTGAGCAAAGATACTTTCTGCATTTACAGTAAACTCACCGACTTTGGCAGCAGACTTGAGATTACTGGATGCATAGTATTTACCGGTATCGGCTACGATGGTATCTCGTAAAATCGTTTCGGACTTTTCGCCGCTATACCATTGTCTTGCAGAGAGTCCGACATAATCCTGATCGAGTGGATCATTGATACTGTAGGTGGCAATTTTATATTCAACTTCCTTACCATCGACGACCATCCTGGCAATACGGGTCTCAACTTTGGTAATGCGGACATACTGCTCATGCTGCAGAGCCTGGCCTTCTTTTGAGACCAGTACCAGCGTACCGCCCACCGAGCTTTCGACTTCACTCAGAAACATCGCCACCTGCAGGGTTTTCATACCGGTATAATGTGTATCCAGTGGACTCCCTGCTGCCTGTCCACCCTTGGCCAGATAGTTTTCAATCCGGTTCTGGGCGGACTTGCGCTCATCGATCCATGACTTTGTACTAAACAGCAAAGCTGAGACATTCGGGTCTTTCGGGTTTTCCGAGATGAAGACTGTAGCCCCCATAAGCAGGTCTGTATCATTCGTTGTCACGGCGGGGAACAGTTTACGCAGTGACACATCACCCATGGTGCGGTCCAGCTCACTCACATCATTAAACAGGTTATTGCTCTGGCCATCTTCAATAATCTGGCCAGAGTACTTGCCGCCACCATCTTCTGTATCGCTCAGGCGCTCGGACTTATAGAGCACCAGATTTTTAGTTTCAATTGCCACTGTATAGCTCCCCTACTTCAATAAAACGTAAAGTCACGTTGTAATAGTCATCCTCAGATACAGATGGAATTCCCTTCACTGGAGCAGCTTCCAAAGCCCCGGCTTCATGGTTAAAAATCACATGAAATTCACGTCTGTCGTGCTGATACTCAAAAGCCAGAATGAATTGTTCAGATAAAGCAGACCAGTCTTGAACCTTGCGTAAATCACGGCGTTTGATCCAGCCCATCGTGTTATCTGCCGGTTCCAGCACAATTGAACGACCTGCTTTTTTACGGCCCTCCTGGATAATTAGCGAACCATCAATAGCCCGACTCTGTTTCTGCTCGATGGGCTTCCATTCAAATTCATCAGACCATAAAAAACCGTCCTCAAGCGGGACGGTTTCTGATGTAGACACTCGTATTAATTTCATTAGCTACTCTTTTTTATCATTTCCAGTTTTCTCAGCATTGATTCCAGGTCATCACCATCATTAGGCGATCCATACATTGTTGCGGTTTTACCCTTGCCTAGATCAAACTCATAACGTACGGTTCTGGCTGGATCTGATACCGGTACACTGGTTTTAGGATAGCTGATATCCGGAGCCAAACTGTTGATATTTACCTCAGGCACAACTGTTTTAGCTTTAGAGCCTGCACCTACACTGCCCGACTTGCCTGCATATTCCTCCAGCTTTTCCAGCTGCTCGGCAATGTACATATAATTGCCGGTCTGTTTCTGGTTGTCGTATGCAGAGACACCATAACGCGCAGCATATTCATGAGAGGCTGAACGGTAATAACCACCTGGACCCTGTTGTGCCGTCTCGAATAGCTCCTTAGCCTTTTGCCGGGCATTACCGCTATATCCCATTTCAGTCAGCTGCTGCTCAATCTCATCAACTGAATAACCATTTTTAGCCATGACTCCAGTTTTAGAGGCTTTAAGCTTGCCCTGCATGGCAGTAAGCGCTTCTGACCAGGCTTCAGTAGAGGATTTGGCCTCCTCTCTTGCCACCCGGCCAGCTTCACGGTAGCCATCACCAATGGCACTGGCTGAGTTCTCTACCCGATTATTGGCTTTGGTCCAGTCATCCATGGTTTTAACTACAGCCTGACCGCTGTCATCAATCTGGATTTCCAGATTACGGCCTGCATTCGCAGCATTAGTCGCAGCAATCACACCTGCATCACCTGATGCTGCTGCAGACTGAGCAGCCTTCTCATATGCTTTCTGGATACCTTCAGCAGTCGCCTTTCCGCTATCCCTGACGGTGATGTAATCCATCAAAGCCTGTTGAGCAGCAAGCTTTAAATTCTCCTTGGTTTCAATGCCTAGCCGTTTAAATGCCTCTGTCACCGGATCAATATCATCCGGCAGTTCTAACGCCTGCATCTTGATAGCAATTAGGCCCTGTTCGACTTGGCCCGTTGAAACCTTACCTTGATCACCAAACTCTTTAAGCTTAGAACTTGCGTAATCAATTTCAGCTTGGCTTTTGGCCGTCTGTAACCAGTTTGACCAAGACTGATAAATTATATCTCCTGCCGCTTTACCGGTAATACCTGCAGAAGCTAACTTACCTTTCAGATCAGTGACATTATTACCCTGCTCAGTAAAGGATTTAGAGACTCGATTTAACGCAACATCGATATCTACCCCAAGCTGCTTGGCTGCAAGAGAAGCTCTCGTATAAGCATTTTCTGCCACCTGTCCAGACCCGGAATTAGCTGCATCCAATTCCGCAGCACGTACATTGCGGTTATTGGCGAGTTCCGTTTCCTTCTGGTCAATACCCCGAAGGGAATCTTGTGCAGATTTCAATGCACTTAAATCACCCGTGCGTTTAGCCTCGGCGATCTGTTGTTCCAGAACTGCACGTTCAACGGCGGACTGTTTCTGAAAAGCCAGATATGCCTCATCTGCCTTTTGTAGATTCTCTTTGGCCAGCTTGACAGCTTCTTCCTTTTTGGCTGCATTATCTGCAGCCTGAGCAGCACCCTCCCAAGCCGCCACGCTAACCTTGCCTGCCTCACCAACAGTAACAATATATCCCTTGGCCATAAGGTCAGCTTGCATGGTGCCATCTATGACCCCACCATTAGCTTTAATGGCAGCTTCAGCATAAGCTTGGGCAGAAACCAGCATGTCTTTATCCAGCTTAGCTTTACTGGTGGCATGCTCCTTCTCTCGATTTTCTAACTCGCCAGATTTCTGGATAATGGCATCAATTGTTGACTGGTTCCCATCCTTTCTAGCTTGGTTCAGCTGTGTATCGAGCGCAGCACGTTCTGTTGCTAACTCTTTAGATTTTTGAACCAAGTCTATATTCTGTTTAGTTAACTCTGCAAAAGTACGAGCATTGTCAGCTATAGCTTCTTCATTTTTTTGCTTTTGAGTTTTCTGTATATCCTCGTAAGTCTCAACCACTGCCCATTTATGCTCTGTACTAAGCTTAATAGCACCTCGCATATTTTTTTCTGCTTGTGCAAACATGCGATCTGAAGTTTTTTCAGCTTCCTCTGCCAGATCTCCCATGAAGGGTATATATTCTAATGTTGCGGCAGCCAAGCTATACACACCGCCAGCTAAGAACTGTATAGAAGATAAAAGAATTTTCAGCCCTACATTGAGACCAAGCCCTGCATCTGTAATTCCTGCTATGGCCATTCGCAAGACATTAAGAAGAGTTGTAAGACCGCTTACATCTTCCCCTCCATTTAATAGAGCATTGAATAAGGGCGATACAGCATCCAGAGCGCTAGTAAAGGCACTCCATACAGTCTCACTAAACTCAATGACATACTTAATATTTTGCTTAATATTTTCATAAACTTGAGTAAGTGTATCTCTTAAAGCATTCAATATGCTGGGGTCAATATCAGAGAACTTAGAAGCAAAGTATCCAACTCCCTCAGCCACATCATCGAAAAATAATTTTAGAATCCCAAGGTTATCTGCAATTATTGATAGAGCATTCGCTACGGCCGCACTTATGCCATTAGCCTGATCCATCTCACCAATAAGAATCTGCCATTGTGTTGCTATTTTCTGCAATGCATTGCTAATAGTAGTCGGGAATTTATTGTAGTCAGCTTCAATTGCAGCGAATTGTTTCTGTAAGGCCTTAATTACGCGCTCAGCAGATAACTCGCCGTTTTCTGCCATGGTGCGTAACTCACCCGTAGTCACACCAAGGGATTGAGCCAGGGCTTTAGAAATTCCTGGGGCCTGTTCCATGATTGAGTTGAACTCATCACCACGGAGTACTCCAGATTGCAGCGCCTGGGTAAACTGGACAATAGCATCTTCACTGGCCTGTGCTGATCCACCTCCGGTTTGAATGGCCATATTGATGGTTCTTACCAAATCCAAACTTTGCTGTTGGGTCATCCCCATCTGTTTGCCAACATCATTCACTTTGGTGAATAGACTGGCTGTAGCTTCTAAGCTTGAATTGGTAGCAAGTGCCACTTGATGCACACCAGCCATTGCAGCAGTAAAGTTACCGCCCTCTTTAGTTGCAATATTGATTCGTGCTGAAAGAGTAGTATACGAATCCGCTGCCTGAGCAATTTCTCTGACACCGATACCAATACCAACGGCGGCCATAGCTCCCGCAAGAGCAGTCGCTGCAAACTTGGCTACGCCCATCCCTTTAGAAAGATTGGAAACACCTGAATTTGCTTTTTCAGCTGCCGGTTCAACACCGTGAAGCTCATTTTTGAGTTTCTCAATCTGTTGCTCGGTAATTCTGGTAACTCGCTCAACTTCTTCAGCCGGCAATTTACTATTGGCTTTAAAGTCCTCTAACTTTCGTTCAAGTGCAGTAATCGCATCATTAATTACTGTAGGCGGTTTAATGCCTAGAGCTTCATAGATTTCATGTCCGGTCTGCTTTGCACTGGTTGCAGCCTTATCTGCACAGGTCGATACACTACGCATTGCAGAGGATGCTTGTATATCAAAATCTGCAAATGCTGATTTGGTCAGATCAACTGCCTGTTCAAGACCTTTGACCTTTTCTCCTGCAGCCTTAATTTCATCAAGAGTA